CATGTACCACAACGTGTACGAGCGGTATTATGCCGAGGAGTCGGATAACGACCCGGATGACAACCCGGGCGATAAGGAGAACGCCGGCGTCGCGCGAGGGTCATCGGGTCGGAAGCCTGAAGGCCGATCCCGCCGACGCGACGCCGGTTAGGTAGTCCCGCGGGGCCAAGGCTCCGCTTGGTGTGGTCCGAGGAGGATCACCGCAACTGTGAGTAGGGCTGGTACTGCTACAAGTACCCCTCCACCAATAGTCTACGATAACAAGAGTAGGGGGTTCGTGAAAATGAAAGAAATATCCCTGATCCTGCTGCTGGCCTGGCCGTTGGCCCTGGCCGGTTGCGGCGCCGACAAACACCACACAGCCGAGGGCGACGTCGCCCGCGCCAAACCCTACGTCGCCTCAGCCGGCCGCGACCCGTTCCACAAGCCCGACTGCCGCTGGGCCGCCAAGATCGACACCGCCAACCTCCGCGGTTACGACACCCGCGAGCAGGCCATCGCCGACGGCCACCGCCCCTGCAAGGTGTGTAAACCATGATCCGCTTTCGCTGCCCCCGCTGCGGAGAGGACCTGGAGAGCCCGGTAGAACTGGCCGGCGGCATGGCCACCTGCCCCGCGTGCGACAAGCTGACGCCTGTGCCGCTCCGGGGCATCCCCGTCGCCGAGCCGGTGGAGAAGCTGGCCGAAAACGCGGAACCCATGATCAAGGGGCGGCCGGGAGATGGTTGGGGCAACTTCCTTCTCGTCCTTGTGATGGCTGGGCTGATCCTCGTCGGGCTGTGGTTCACCTGCTTTCGCAACGCCCCATCCTCTTCCTCGAAGTACGATGCGCCGCCCGACTTCGACGCCGGCTACGGCGAAGGCTATGAAGACGGCTACGAAGCCGGAAAAGAAGACCGGTAGCCGGAGGGAGATGCCGCCGATGGCTCCTAAGCCCGAGTACAGCCAACTGAATTTCCGCATGGACGCCCGGCTGAAGGCGGCCCTGGACGCCTTCCGCACCGCCGAGCAGGAGGGGGCCTACGCCGACGTGGTCGGTCGTGCCCTACTGACCTACATGCGTCTGACCCGCCGCGGTCGCGCCGAGGCCCGGGCCGACTACCTCGACTGGCTCGACACGGGTTTTGACCCGGCCGCCTTGACGCCCGAAAGTAACAGAAATGAGTAACAGTCTGCCAGCTTTTTCCGGCCCATCGGGCACCATCGGGCGACCTCGGGCCGATTCTCCCGCCGCGACCCCATCAGATAACACCAGCACACAAAAGCACTTCCATCCGCAAGTGCCGCAATAGCCGCAACTTGGCCCGGTGGCGGAATTGGCAGACGCTGGGGATTTAAAAGAACGAGAGTGCTAGTGCGCAAGTTGCGACACGATAAGGTGATAGAGGTTTTTGGGCCGGCGGTAACAGCGAAAGTAACAGTATGCGGACGATTCGACGGGCGAAACGCGATCGGGGACTGTACCGGAGATATGGGAATCGCTGGTATTTGCGTTGGCATATCCGCGGCATCGGCGGCCAGAACATTGCGATGATCCCCGACGGCGCCACCGGGGCGACGCGGAGCCTGGAAATCGCCCGCACACTGGCCGGGCAGGTTCGGGCGTGCGGTCTGACGGCCAAGGAGATTCGGGGCCTGCGCCGGGGAGGTTTGCCGCTGCCCAGCGAGCCGCCGGTGACGCCCGCCGGCTGGCGGCCGAGGCTGGATGAGTTCGAGATATGGGCCGCACAGCGGGCGGCCGCCAAACACGCCCACCGAAACCGCAGGATCGTCCAGGCCTACGTCGCCGCCGCCGGCATCGCCCGGCCCGAGCAGATCACCGTCGCGTCGGTTCGCGGCTATATGGACGCGGTCGCCGCCGCCGGACCGAAGAAGGCGGCGTCCACCATTCACAAGGTCCGCGGTGGTATCAGCCGGTATTGCCGGTTCCTGATCGAACGCGGCGAGCTGGGCCACAACGTCGCCCGCGACGTCGAGGCCCCGGCGATCACGCTGCCGGCCCCGAAGTACCTGCCGGCCGAGCAGCTCGAGCAGGTCCTGCAACTGGCCGAGGCCGCCGGGATCGGCGCCGAGGTGGCCACCGCCGCCTACACCGGTATGCGAGTCGGCGAGATCGCGCAACTGGACTGGGCGGAGATCCACTGGCCCCAGCAGCAGATTGTGCTGACCGCCACGAAGACCAAGACCGGCCGGCCACGGGCGATCCCGCTGGCTGCCAAGCTGGCCGATCGACTGCGGGAATACGCCGGCGGCGCCCCGGCGCCGCCGACGGCCGGGCCCGTCTTCCCCAAACGCGGGGAACGGGCCTGGCAGGCGCTGCTGAAGCCCTGCAAGACGGCCGCCGCCTTCCAGGCCGTCGCCGGGACCGGTTGCGGGGCCGGCTGGCACCTGCTGCGCCATACATTCGCGAGCCTGCTGGTCCAGAGGGGCGTGGGGCTGGAAAAAATCCAGGCGTGGATGGGCCATGCATCGATCGCCACCACCATGCGGTACGCCCACCTGCGGCCCCAGTACGACGACCAGATCGAATTGCTGTAGGCCAGTAGAAAACCGGAGGGGCGACGGTCAGTTGGGCAGGTTGTCGACCAGCACGGCCAAGTCGACGGACAGGACGCCGGCGACCGTCCGGAGAGTCGAAAGGCGGATGTCCGGCCGCCGTGCGGTTTCCAGATCGGCCCAGGACGAGGCCCGGGCCCAGCCGGCGGCGGCGGCGCAACCCTCGCACGTCAGGTTCGCGGCCAGACGCAGGCGGCGAATGCGGGCGCCGAGGGGTTCGGCCGGTGGTTTGCGGGGCGGTGGCATCGTTCGTCCTTTCATTCGGCCCGGCTGATTCCGGGCTTGGTTGTTGCGGGCTATTCTTCGTCTTCGTCCATATTCTGGACAAAGGCGGTCAGAAACTCTTCAATGTCGTGGACCGTTGCATCGGCGTGGCGCGCTTCGGCCTGCAAACGGTTGGCCGCGGCGAGGATCTCCTCCGGCGTGGATGTCGGAGTCAACCCGTAAGGGTCCATGTCCGAATCGCGGAACCACTCGGCCGCCGGCCAGACGCCATCGGAAGCGGTTTCGGCAGCGGCGCAACAGGTGGTCAGGTCGTCTTCGGCCTCTTGGGCGTCATCGTCCAGTACGGCGGCGTCGTGGTCGTTGTGCCAGCTCAGTGTCGTGCCGGCCAGCACACGGCCAGCCGCCGCGGCCACCTCGTCCAGTAGTGTGTTGGCTTCGCGGGCGGTCAGGTCGGCCGGGCAGGTATAGCGGCGAACCAAGCCGTTATAGACGCTCTCCGGCACACCGTTGCCGATGATGGCACTGTAATCGGCCGTCAGCACGCCGTCGCGCAGGTCCAGGCTTACAAATGCCGGTTGCGGCTGTGATTGCCGGTCATATTGGCAATGCAGCGGGTGTAAAGGCGAATCCGGCAGCGTCGGCAGGTGTTTGATCGTGAGTTTCATCGTGCTCCCTTTGTTCGAGTTGGTTTGTATCCTTATCACACTAGTATTATACGTCAGAAAGCGTATACGTCCAAGGTAATAATCCGAAGAATTGCACTTTTTTTTCGGGGGGGACGCGAAAATGGCCCAACGTGTAGAAAACTAGCCGGAAACTACCCAGATACTTGACACGGGCTAAATCCCTGCGCAAACTGAACGCTGCCCTTGACAGTTCAGGCATCGCCACGCGAAGGAGCGCAGACGCCATGACCGCCGAGAACTTCAACCCCCACAGCAACGCCCTGATGTGCTCGATGGATACGATCAACATCGCCCAGGCGGCAGCCGGGACCACCGAGATCGTCGCCAAGCAGGCCGGCCTGACGCCGGCACTGCACGGCATGGTCGGGTCGCTGGACGCCACCGGAACGATCGAAATTCAGGATAAGGACGGCACGACCGTGGTCCCGGCGATCGCGGCGGCCGCCAACGCGCCCATCCCGATCCCGCTGTGCCCCTACCGGGCGATGTGCAAGAAGGCGGGCGAAGGCCTGGGACTCCAAGTGGTCACCGTCGGCGGGGCCTTCGTGGGCTACGCCGTGTGGTCGGTCGACAAGTGAACCCAGAAAACAACACCGCGGCGTAGAGAAGTGGTTATCTCGCTGGGCCCATAACCCGGAGATCGCAGGTCCGACTCCTGCCGCCGCTAGTGGCCGACAACGGGAAGGAGCCCGCAATGATGTGCAGGATACGGGGGCACGGAAGGCGTTGCGGCATTCTCACCGGCATTCTCAGCGGCATTCTCACCGGCAAGGCGCCCCGCGGGCGTATCGGGCGCATGGCCGGTCGATTCCTGGCGCTGCTGCACCGCCTGCGGCGGGCGCTGAACAGCCTGTAGGAGGCCGCCATGGCCACCGTAAAGATCGGCGTAATGGGCGACCCGGAAGTCTGCGACGCCTACACGATCGGCGAGGTTCGGGATACAATCGACGCCTTTGTCGTCGTCGGCGTGGACGCCATCGTCGTCTGCGGCGATCTGATGGATTACGACTCCACGGATATGTGGGCCGATATGCTCGATGCCCTGACCAAGGGCACGGGCGCGGCCCATAGCATCCCGATCTTGTTCGCGCTCGGCAACCGCGATCTGGACGCCGGCGGGACAACGAGACGCACGGCCCTGCTGACCGCCCTGCACCAACTCCAATCTGCCGATGCCGTTTTCGACACCGTTCCCGTAGACGCCACCGGCTCGCCCGACGATGGGTCGGTCGGCGAGCTTGAAATTCTGGACATCTCCGACGGCGGCGCCGGCACCGGCGTGTACATCGATATCCTCGACGACAACTACGCCCTCGTCGCCGGCACCTTCTACGCGACGACCACCAGCGACGCCACGCTGCCGACGGCCCAGTCGACCTGGCTGGCCGCCAGGCTGGCCGCTACCGGTGGATTCCACATCATCGTCAAGCATCACCCATTAGAGTCCACCGGTGGCATATCGACGCTCAAGACCGCCGTGGACGGCGTGGGTAAGGCCCTGCTGTTCGTCACCGGCCACGGCGGCGGCAAGACGTCGCCCTATATGGTCAACGCCGAGGCCACGCCGCGGCGGATATGGCAACTCGCCACCAAGCCTCACGTGGCCACGAATGCCGCCTGCGTCGTCTCGATCGACAGCGTCTCGGGCGACTGGTCGATCTTCGGCGTCAACGGCGAGGTTTCTATCGCTCGCTGCGCCTCGGCGGCCACCGGCGACTGGAACACCGCGGCGACCTGGTCGCCGGCGGCCGTCCCGGGCGACAACGATTTCGTCACCATCGCCGGCGCCCACACCGTCACGGTGGACGCCGCGGCCACCTGCGGCTCGGTCCTGATCGACAACGCCGGCGGCGGCCTGACGCTCGCGGCGGACCTGACGGTGAACGGCGACTTCAAGCTCACGACCGGGACGTTTACGATGGCCACCAACGCCATCGACGTCGACGGCGATATCATCTTCATCGCCGGCGCCGTCATCGCCGACAGCCAGGGCGAGGCGACGCATCGCGGCGGCGGCAACACAACGCTTCCCCGCGTGTTGAAGTGGAACCGCTTCAATCGCGGCTTCGCCCGCTACATCACGATCGCCGACGGCTACTACAAGATCGACGAGATCAGTTACATCAACGGCATTACGCCCGGCGGTGCGATCGCCAACGCCCAGGGATTCAGCATCCGCAACCCGTCGGCCGGCTGGTGGGGCCCGCAGACCGGCACGATCACCGGCAACGGCGAGATCCGCGTCTACAGCGTTGCCGGCGCCACCATGCCCGCCCCCGGCAACGATATCGACATCGGTATGCCGATCGTCCTGGAGGCCGCGGTCGACCAGTCGCTCACGCTGGACGCGGAGATGAAGACCTCCCAGGGCCTGACGATCAAGACCACGGCCGACAACAAGACGTTTACGCTGGACGCCAACGGCCACCAGGTGAGTACGAATAGCCTGACGCTGGGCGCCGCCGGGACCGCCCGCAACGGCATTTTCATGTGCGGCGGGGGCGTCGTGCGGATCGACGCGGTGGTGACGGCGGGTGATGCGGATGAAATCGCCATGGAGGACTGCCTGTGGGAGACCACGGGCGCCCTTGATTTCAGTGGCATCACGGTGTCGGCCGTGCTGGACCAGGCCAGGATCATCGGGATCGGCGCCCCGCAGATCGACAACTTCGCCGAGGACTCCAGCAACGCCGTGCACAGCTTCGGTTGCGCCGACGGCGGCACGAACGGCGACCTGACCTTCGACGACTGGGTGCCGCCGGGGACGCTGGCGGCGGTGATGGCGGGAATGGGGGCGGTGTGAGGTGGCGGGCAAGACGCTGAATCCAAAGCAGGAGAAGTGGGCCCGGGCGTACGCGGCGGGCAAGTCGGCCACGCAGGCGGCGATCGCCGCGGGGTACGCGCCGCGGTCGGCCGGCAATACGGGCCATCGCCTGATGAAAAATGGTGATGTGCTCGCGCGCGCGACCGAGATGGTGGCCGACGAGGGTGTGACCGAGAAAGAGGTCCTGCGGGAGCTGATCCGCCAGGCGTTCGGGCGGAATATGGTCGATTTCGAGCCGTATCTGGAAGGCGACAAGACGCTGGCCGACCTGGCGGCCGACGGGGTAAACGTCTCGCTGGTGAAGCGGTGCAAGCGGCTGGTGCGGCCCACCCAGCTCGGCGACAACGAAACCCACGAGATCGAGCTGGTGGACGGCCAGCGTGCCCTGGAGACGCTGGCCAGGATTCTCGGGATGCTGACCGAGAAGGATGACGCCGCCGCCGGCGCCAACGCGCCGGCGCCACGGAAGATCGGGGAGCTGGGCCAGACGGCCGATCGGATCGCCGCCGCCCGCAAGGGCCGCTACCACCCGGGGCTGCCGCGGAGGGATAACGATGGCGGCGGCTAAGACCAAGGCGAAAAGACGCAAGCGGCCACTCAGGCGCGCGCAGGTACCTGCGCCGCCGCTATCCAATCAGCTCGACCGGGAGCTGGCGTGGATGGAGGCGCGGCTCCGGATTATGACCAAGGCGGCTGAGCTGGTCTTCCTGGAGCCCAACGCCGCCCAGGTGACGCTGGCCGGCGTGATCCTCGACCAGATCGCCGCCGGCTGTCCGGTCCGGATCATCATCCTCAAGGCCCGGCAGATGGGGATGTCCACCTTCGTCGAGGCCCTGCTGTTCACGCTGACGTATCTGTACGAGAATTTCCGGGCGTTCGTGTGCGCCCACGACGACGACAGTTCCGGCGAGTTGTTCCTGATGACCCGACTGTTCGAGGAGTATCTGCCGGCCGACGAGAAGCGGGCGACGCTGGCCAGTTCTCGCAAGGAAATCATCTTCGCGGCGCCCCACAACGCCCGGATGCAGGTCCAGACCGCCGGCAAGCGACGCCTGGGCCGGTCGATGACGTTCAATGCCCTCCACGCCTCGGAGGTGGCCTTCTGGACCGACGCGAAGACCACGCTAAACGCGGTGTTGCAGTCGGTTCCGGATCTGCCGGGTACGTTCGTCTTCCTGGAGTCGACGGCCAACGGCGTTGGCGGCGAGTTCTACAACCGCTGGAAGGCCGCCGAGGAGCTGCGGCGGCGGAACCCGGGGACCTTCTTCGGCTACATGCCGATCTTCCTGAGCTGGCTGATCCACAGCGAATACCGGCGGGCGGCCCCCGAGGGCTACCGCTGGGGCGAGCTGGACGACGACGAGATCGAGCTGCGTGACAACCTGGCCGCCACGCCCGAGCAGTTGTACTGGCGGCGGTGCACGATCGCCGAGAAGTGCGGCGGGGACGTCGAGCTGTTCAAGCAGGAATACCCATCCACGCCCGACGAGGCCTTCCGCATGAGTGGCCGGCGTGCGATCGCCGAGCAGATCACCCGTCGGCATCGCAAGACCGTCGAGACCGGCCAACTCGGCCGATTCGCCGAAGATGCCCGCGTGCCCGGCGGTGTGGTGCGGATTCTCAAGGCCTTCGACGAGCGGGCGGGCCAGCAGTATCCGTGGCGATTCTACCGCGAGCGGATCGACGAAGACGACTACGTGGTGGGCGGCGACGTCAGCGAGGGGATCGCCAGCGACCTCGCCGACGAGAAATCCGACACCGACTGGTCGGCCGGTGTAGTGCTCAACCGGGTGACACTGGAGACGGCGGCCACGATCCGCTGCAAGCTGGACGCCGACGTGTACGGCATCGAGCTGCTCCTGGCGGCGAGGTACTTCAATCAGGGCTGGGTGACGCCGGAGATCAACTCGGCGGGTACGGCGTCCCTGCTGGCGATCAAGAGGCGGGGCTATCACCGGCTGTACAATCGGGAAACGGCTGACGACAAGGTCGATCCGGCCGATGCGACCCAGCTCGGCTGGCGGACGACCACGGGCAATCGCTCGATGATGATCGACGACTATATCGCCGCCTGCCGGCCGGACCCGTCCAGCGGGTTTCACGGCAAGATCGCGGTGCTGGACGCCGACCTGGTGGCCGAGGAGGAGGAGATGATCGTCGACCTCAAGGGCAAGCGGCAGCATCGCCCGGGCGGTCACGACGATCTGATGTTCGGCATTATGATCGCCTGGCAGTTGCACCGGCGCTGCCCGCGGACCCGGCGGGTGGTCCAGCGGGACTACACACCCAAGCACAGAACGCCGACGGCCCACGCCGGCGAGATCGACTACGGCGTGCCCGAAGAGGCCGAGGCCGGGGACTGGAGGGAGATGCGGTGATGGCCATGCGGAGAAAAGTCACGGGCTCGCAAAGCTCGCCGGCTACCGGCAAGGCGATCCTGCAGTTGGAGTGCGGCCACCAGATGGTGGTCGATATCGTGCAGGACCCGCCGCTCAAGTCGATGATGTACGACGAGTGGGTGGTATGCGAGTTGTGTCCGGCCGACGTAGGCGGCGAACCACAGGAGATTTGACTATGGCTGTATGGACCGGAATCGGACTATTGGCGGCCGTCGTGATCGGCGGCGCCCTGGTGCTCACCGGCGTGAAGCTGGGCCAGGCGATCACCTTCCGCGCGCTGCGGCTGGCGGGCAAGGATATCGACCAGGTCGAGAACCCCGCGAAGATCGACCAGCAGGTGATGGAATGACCTGGTGGCTGCTGGCGCCCGCCGCCGCCGTGGTGGCGGTGTGGGCACGCTGGCGGATCGGGCGGCGGCGGGCGGACACGGCCCAGGTGGTCGAGGCCCGGCGGCTGACCGAGCGGATCTGGCGAATCGCGGTCGCCCGGGAGCTGCTGGCCAAGCGGGCCAAATGCGGCGAGGTGCAGCAATACACATTCGCCGGCGACTGGTACGACGCGGCGCAGGCGGCCGGCTTGATCGCCGCCGACGGCTCGATCTTGTGGTCGACCGTCGAGGTGACGGCGGCGGAGCGGCTGATAGAGGAGTAGGTGACGATGGCGAAGCGAAGCGAGCAGGTCCGGCTGGACGACCTGAACCGGACGATCGACGTGATGGTGCGGGCCGGCCAAAGCGACTACGAGGACTGGAAGCCGATCTATAACGACGGCCGCGACTACATCTACGGCAACCAACTGGTCGGCCAGGAGCGGCGGGAGGGCTGGGACCGCGTGCAGAGCAATCGGATCTTCCCCGCCCAGCGGCAGGAGCTGAGTCTACTGGCCCAGCGTCGGCCGAAGATCGTGGCCCTGGCGGCCGAAGACGACGATCGGGAGGCGGCGGGCGTGTGGGGTCCCGCCCTGCAATACCTGTTCGACGCCAAGCTCGATATGCCCGGCGTGCTCCAGGACGCCATCCTGGACGGCAACGCGAACGGCCATTACCTGGTCAAGGTCCGATGGAACGAGCAGTTGGAGTGGGACGACCAGGCCGGGGCGTGGACCGGCGGGCCGGAGATCCGCCTGGTCCGGGTGGATATGGCCGGCCTGGACGGCGCCGCCGAGGGCGCCGACTTGACGAAGCACGCCTTCGTCTACTCCAGGCGATCGGCCGAGATGGCCGAGGTGAAGCAGTTGTGGCCGGCTGCCGCCAAGCTGATCGAAGAAGGGGCGGCGGACGAGGGGCCGCCGGACCCCTTCGATGCAGTGCTGGCCGCGGACTTCTCGCCGGAGAAGGACCAGACCGACGCCGGCGTGACCGGCCGGCGGGAGGGGCGGCTGTCGGCCTTACTGGCCGGGGGCGGTCGTGTCGGCCGCCAGCAGCAGCACGGCGGGCGGATGGGCGTCGAGCAGGAGGGGACCGATGCGCCCCGCCAGGTGACCGTGCTGGACCTGATGATGCGGGATTCCGAGACCGAGGAGGTCAAAGACGAGACGCCCGTCCCGATCGAACAGTTGCTGGCCGACGGCCGGGTGGTGTTGCGGGAGACGCCGGAGGGGCAGATCCACGTCCTGGCCGACACCGGGGCGGTGTTGCTCGCGCCGATGGGGGACCTTCCGGGGAACTGGCCGATGGACGTCCGGCCCTACCAGCGGCCGATGTACCCCAACGGTCGGCACATCATCCGCGTGGGCCGCGGGACGATCGTGGTCGACGAGCCGTGGCCGCTGAAGCGGTGGCCCTACGTGCTGGGCGTGAAGGGCCTGCTGCCGCACACCTGGCACGGGCTCAACGCCGTCGAGATGACCATCGGCCTGCAGGACTGGGTGAACCAGGGCGCTAGCCATATGCTGATGTGGATGAGGAATTTCGCGGACCCGGTCACGATGGTCGAGGAGGGCGCCGTCGCACAGGACCCCGACAACATCAACACCGCCCATAAGCTCAAGGCCGGGGCCGGTGCGATCTGGCGGCTGGTCCGCGGTGCGATCGCCGGCCGTCGTGTCGAGCGAGTCCCCTCACCCCCGCTGTCCGGCGGTGTGCGGGAGATCTACGAGCTGTTCACGCAGGAGTGCCGCGACGCGGTCGGCGTCCAGGAGGTGGCCCTGGGCCGCCGGGCGGCGGGGGACACGACGGCCACCGAGGCTTTGCGGCTGGAGACCAATAGCCGCATGGGCACGGCCCTGCAGTCGCTGCTGCTGGATGCGTTTACCGTGCGGGTGATGGAGGTCGTGCTGGAATTATGCCAGCGGTACTGGTCGCCCGAGGACATCGTCCGGATCGTCGGCGCCGATAAGGCCCCGACGGTGGCGACCGTCACCCAGCAGATGATCGAGGCCAACATCGATCTCCGCCTGGAGGTGGGCACGAGCCTGCCATTCGATCAGGAACGCGAGCGGGTGAAGGCGCAGGAATTGTACGGCATCGTCGGGCCGGTGTACTTGCGCAAACTCCTGGAGGCCTACGACGTGCAGGAAATCGACGAGGTCCTGGCCGGCCACGATATCTACCAGATGATCCTGGCCATCCAGGAATTGCCCGGCGGCCCGGAGATGCTGCAGGCGCTGATCGGGCAGTTGCAGGCCAATGAGGCCGCCTCCGCCGAGCAGGGGCCACCGGGTGGGGGCGACGCGGCGGGCGGCGGCGATGCCGCCGGACCCCGCCCGCCGGCTGGGCCAAAGCTGCCGGACGGCCATCCGGCGGCGGGCGCCATGGCCAACCAACCGCCGGCGGCGGCGGACATGCGAAATCAGGGCATCCCCACGGGTGCGAACGGGTAAATGAGGACCTCTTACGAAGGAGTAACAATCATGCCAAACGGTGACGGAACGGGACCAGGCGGAAAGGGACCACGAACGGGCCGCGGGGCGGGAACATGCCCGCCGCCAAAGAAAGCCAAGCGAAAGGCGCCGAAGCGCCCTGCCGGCGGACGCGGGCGATAGCGCACTCGCGAACTTAGCCCGGGATATCCCGGGAAACCATTGCGAAAGGAGTCGTACATGGCCGCACCAAAGACGAAACCGGCGGCGAATGATCCGCCGGAGCTGAAGAAGACGCCCGCCAAGGCGCCGCCCAAGACGATCTCGGACCACCCGCTACTGCAGGTGACGGTGCTACCCAGCGGCCCGCGTTACCGCGTCGGACTGCAACCCGTGCAGGTCCACACCGGCCCGGGCTTCGGCGACGACGAGCGGGTCCGGGACCTGAAGCTGCTGGGCAACGGCGCGGTGGTCGTGACGTACCTGAACGGCTACCAGGACATCCTGGCCGGCTGCCCGGTGGTGTGCCGGTTCCAGCCGTTTCCGGCCGAGGTGTAGGAAACAAAGAAATGCTTGACAAGACTCGGGCGGGTCTGACAGAATACATCAAGCCGCAGTCGGCGGCGCCGGGACACGCGCCTGGCGAGAGCCGATTAAGCTGCGGTCAAGTCTGCCGGGACAAGCGCCCGACAAACCCCGAAGGAGTTTCTAATGCCGAAGGCCCAGACTGTATTGGATAAGGCCATCGCCGTCATCGACGGCGATCTGCCTGCGCACCTGATCGACCCCGGACCCGTGGGTACCCCCCTGGGACCCGAGGCCTTTTACGACGATCCCGGGGCCGCCGCCGTCGGTGACATCAGCGATGCCACCGCCAACGGCCCCGCGGACGACGGACCCACCCCACCCGAAGCAGATGGCGAGCCGGCGGCCGCGACAGCGGACAGTCAGACCGGCTCCGAAGCGACCACGGCCAAGGCCGACGCTGAGGCCAAAAAGCCCGACGCCGAGGCGGACAAGCCGGGCTGGGACAAGGTGCGGCAGGAGAAGGACCAGGAAATCGCCGGCCTCCGCAAGGAACTGGCGGCGGTGAAGGCCAAGACCGAAACCGAAGCCGAAACTCCCGCGAAGACCGGGGACGCAGACGACGCAGACGACACGGAAATCGACCTGGACGCCCTGAACGAGGCCCTGGGCGGCGACGGGGCCAAACCCCTCGAGCCGCTGGGGGAGTACGCCACGGACGAAGAGGTCAAAGAGCGGCTGAACCTGCTGACGAAGCGAGAACTCGCCAGGCAGACGGCGCGCGAGGTGACCGACAACCGCAAGGCGTTCAACAGCGTGCTGAACGAGTGTTGCGCCGAGGTCGGGGAAGGCCACCGCAACGCGATCGTGGCGGCCGTAAAGAAGCAGTGGGACGATGCCGGATACGACGCCGAGCATTATCCCGACGCCGCCGCCACCCGAAACGCCGTATTGGCCGTCGGGCGGAAGTTGGCATTGGACGCCGCCAAGAGCGCCCCGCCGACGCCGACGCCCAAACCCAAACCCGCCGCCCCGCTGGATCCTGTCGGCGGCGGAATCGTCCCCGATCGCCTCGAAATCTCCCAAGCGGGTCTGATGACCGTGGAAGAGACCATGGAGCAGATGATCGCCGACGGAGAAGTGGAGTTCGCTAAATAACCCTGGCGTCCGGACCTTTCCGGTCGCCGTAGACAACTGAGAACCCCAACGAAGGCGGCCGGCCAGCCGCGTATCGTTGCGATCGAAGGCCTCTTTCCTGCGCGCAGGAGGAAAGGGGCCTTTTTTCGTTGGGTGACAGTGGAAAGGCCGAACAACATGGCTACCGAAACCTCAAGCAATGCCAATATCCAATCGACCACGCGGCGGCTGTTCCTGAAGACCGTCAAGTCCCAGGTCTTCATGAAGATGCCGTTATACGCGCGCTTATTGCTGGCCAAGAAGATCACCTGGAAGGGTGGCCAGTTCATCACCCGGCCCGTGGACAAGGCCGAGATGGACGACGTGACCCAGGAGTACCTGGCCGGCGCCCAGCTCACCCAGGGCCGGAAAACCTTGCTCGAAACGCCGTACTTCCACTGGAAGTACGCGCAGACCCCGGTCAGCTACAACGTCGAGGAAGAGCTGCAGAACGGCGGCGGCGCCGATACCGCGCCGGTGGACTTCATCGCGTTCCTGGTCAAGAAGGCCCAGCGGGCCGCCCGGCTGACGCTGTACAAGAACATGTACGGCATCGGCATGACCGACGCGTCCGGCCTGCTGGATACCGGGGCCGACGACGGCGACCACATGGCCAAGATCAACTCCGTCCGCCACGCCCTGGCCCACGATATCACGTACGCCCACTTGACCCGCACGATCAGCTCGGCCACCAACACCTGGTGGCAGGGCGCGTCGATCGACCAGGACTACGTCGACTGGGACACCGCCCGCAGCCCCAGCCTGTCCAACTTCCGCAAGGTGATGGACGCGGTGCAGCTGTACGCCGAGCAACCCGGCGACCTGCTGTGCGTGGTGGGCCCGATCATCTTCCGCGAGCTGCAGAGCCAGGTCGAGACCAAGCACATCTACAGCCGCGACGGCAGCCCGCTGGCGAAGTACGGCTTCACCAGCATGGTCATCGACGGCGTCGAGGTCGTCATGGACCCGTTCCTGCGGGCGAGCCAGGAGGCCCTGGCCTACAAGTGGATGTTCATGTTCAACATCTCCGACTGGGAGTTCCGGCTGCATCCGCGGCGGAGCTTCAACTTCACCGGCTTCAAGTGGCAGGGGGACCGGGCGGACGGCTACGACGAATGGCTGGCCCGGATCCTCATCGCCGGCAACCTCTGCTGCTGGAAGCCCAACGGTAGCTGCTACCTGTCCAACGTGGCGTAGGCCACGGCCGGCAGGCGGGGGAGTACTGCGGTTAACGCGAACGTGCCGGAGCCCGGCACTGAGAAAGGAATTTGATGATGGCGGATAGCTATATTGAGGCACTCGATCTCGTGCTGATCGACAACTTCCCCGGCGTGCCGTTGCCGCTGGCGTCGGAATACTTCGCCGACGGCTTCGGCGCGTCCTGCGGCTGCAACGTGGCCATGCCCACGCGCAATCCGGGGACGAAGGTCCAGATCTGGCAGACCGGCGACAACGGCCCGCGTGGCTGGTCGACGCTGGTGTACGCCAAGGCCGAGGAGGTCGATGCGACCTACCCGATCCTGGAAGGCCACATCCTGACCGTGTCGGGCGAGACCCGGCTGGAGACGTGGAAGCTCTCCAACGACAAGGACGACGTGGGCGCCTACGCCTCGGGGGTCTGTGCGATCGCCCTGGGCGCTGTCACGGAGAACTACTACTCGTGGTTCTGGTGCGGCGGCGTCCCGCCGGCCGACCAGTTCTCCGGTATGAAGACGGCCAACATCACCACCAGCAACGCCGTGACGCAGGGCCTGGCGCTGTGCATGGGCACGGCCACCGAGGCGACTACGGGAAATATCTTCCTGCTGCCCGCCGCGGCCGAGCTGCATCACTGCGCGGTGGCCATGAAGGCCGACGTGTAGCGATCGCGATGCGATCGTGATGCGATATTGAGAAAGGAGCAGCATTATGGCTGCCGACGGAAGAATCTCGCCGCTGGATATTGTCCTGATCGACAATTTCCCGGGACATCCCGACCCCCTGGCCTCGTCATATTTCACCGACGACTTCGATGCCTCCTGGGGCTGCAACGTGGCCCAACCCTGGCGAAAGCCAGGCACGAAGATGCGGATCTACCAGTCGGGCGACCACGGCCCGCGGGGCTGGTCGACTCTCCTGTACGCCAAGCTCGACGAGATGGACGCCACCAACGTGGCGGTCGCCGGGCATATCTGCACGCTGGCCGAGCTGACCCGGCTGGAGACGTGGAAGCTGTCCAATGAGGTCGCCAATATCGGCTCCTACGCCAGCGGTATGTGCGCCGTCTGCCTGGGTGCCATGACCGAGGACTACTACTCGTGGTTCTGGTGCGGTGGCGTCGCGCCGGCCGATCAGGTGGCGGCGTTCCGAACGGATTCCCCCACCTCGGCGTCAACGCTGATGACCACACTGGACGGGGTGACGCAGGGCCTCGCGCTGGTCCTGGCCGACGCCGACAGCGCCGACAGCGTGGGCGAGGTCGCCCTGGGCCCGGCGTCGGCCGAGCTGGCTATCTGCGGCTTCGCCTGCAAGGACGACTCGGCTGTGTAGGTCGTAACGCGAACGTGAAAGGAGCGCTGCGATATGGCGGACACGCATATTCATCCGACACAGGTGTGTCTGGTAGACAACTTCCCCGGAGTACCCGAGGCCAAGACGTTGCCTCGGGCCTCCATAATCCTGAGCGGCGCCGGCCAGAACGCGGCCGCCGCCGCTCATCCACTGGGCTCGAAGATCCAGGTTCGCCAAAGCGGCACCTACGGCCCGGCCGGCCTGTCGACGCTGATGTACGGCAAGCTGGAAGAGGACGATGCGACCAACAAGGTCGTCGCGGCCGGGATCGTCTGCACGGTGAGCGG